GCTTGCTTACGGAAATATTAACCGTGCTGAAATCAGTAAGGGCGTACTTACTCCAATGTCAAAGATAAGCCTTAAGAGTAACAAGGATGTTATACAGCGTAAGATCCAAAGTAGTTTAATACAGAGTATAGCACAGGGTGAAGGGATAAGGGATTTAACTGCAAGGGTGAAGAGAGACCTTGAGACTAACGCTAATAACGCGGTAAGGATAGCACGCACTGAGACAACAAGGGTGATGAACTCGGCCAAGCAGGACAGCTATGAACATGCGGCAGCAAGGGGGCTTAAGCTGCAGAAAAAATGGGTCGCGTCCTTGGATAGCCGTACCCGTGAAAGTCATGCAAGGCTCGATGGTGAGATCGTGGATATGGATAAGCCTTTCAGTAACAAGTTAATGTATCCTGGTGATCAAAGCGGAGATCCATCTGAAAACATTAATTGCCGGTGTACTATGATTACAATAGTCGAGGGCGCGGAAAGTGCTTACGACTACAGACGAGCACGAGGCATTGAAAGCAACGAGGTAATACCAATGACAACATACAGTGAATGGAGGAAGGGGCGTGTATCATGAACATACCGGGGAAAATAAGAATAGGCAGCTTCGATTATTTAGTAGAATATACGGAGCACCCAATAACCCTTGATGGTAAAGAGTGCTACGGGAAGATAGATTACAATTTTCATACGATTACAATTAACAATAAAATTGCGGACGTTCAGAAAAACGAGAAAACTTTTCTTCATGAGCTAGTCCACGGGATTATACATGAAAGAAATATTGTGGTACGACAGGAAGAAACGGTTGTCGAAGAAATCGCAAGAGGCTTACACCAAGTGATACGAGATAATCCTGGAATATTTATGGTGCCTGAAATACCTATTGCATTAAGCACAAACCCTTGATTGTACAATATAGCTATCATAACTCGTGCGTGAGAATAACCGCAAACTACCGGAAGCAACCGGACAAAAAGCAAATTGGAGGTATTACAATGGAATGGTTGAAACAGTTAATTGAAGCCGCTCTTAAAGGCAAAGTCTCTGATGAGACAAAAATTGGTGAATATGTTAACGGGTTAATCGACAGCATTAAGAAGGAACTCGGCAAGCACTTTGTACCTAAGGATGATTTCAACGATAAGAACAACGAGTTGAAAGAGACAAAGGCGAAAATGGACGAGCTGCAAAAGAAGGTTGAAGAGCTCGGCAAGTCCGGCGAGGATGTTGCAAAGATGAAGAGTGAACTTGAGAAGGTAAACACTGAATTTGCTACATACAAGCAGGAGAATGAAAAGCGAGAGAACAACCGCAAGAAGGCATCCGCCATTGAAAAAGGCTTAAAGAGTGCGAAAGCTTCTGACGATGCGATAGATTTGCTTATAAGCCAATTCGACCTCGACAAGATAACACTTGACAATAAAGGCAATATAGTTGACTGGGAAGACCATCTTAAGCCTGTCAAAGAATCCAGAAAAACACTTTTCGGCGAAGTTAAAACCGAAACCGGCAAGCCTAATAATGGTGGAAAAGGTGGAGGAGGCAGCGAAACCGTAACGAAACAGCAGCTTATTGATAAATACAATGAAGCTGAGAAGGCAAGGAACGTAGCACTTATGATGCAATTACAGCACCAAATAAAAAATCTTAAGGAGTGATATAAATGGCTTACGCAGATAGAGAGGATCTTAATTATTTAGGTCAGCTTTTTATGATCGGAGCTAATCAGACCCCTTTCCTCAACGCGATAGGGGGATTAAGCGGTGGCAGAACCGCTGCAAGTTTTATTTTTCCGGTAGCACAGCCTTGGGCACTTAATAGTGCTTCTCAGCCGGCTATAACCGAAGCTGCGTCTACTGCAGAAGGAACACCAACCACGTACACAAGAGGCCAGGATACAAATACAGTACAGATATTCAAGTACGACTATTCGGTATCCTTTGCCAAGCAGTCAACCACTGGCGAGATATCCGGTATAGCTTTAGCGGGCCAAACACAGCCGGTAACGGATGAGCTCGCATTTCAGGAAATGGGAGCAATGAGGCAGATGGCTGTTGATGTTGAGTACTCTTTCCTGAGAGGAGTTTACCAAGCTGCGTCCAATGCTTCTACTGCAGCAAAGACCAGGGGGCTTAAAAGCGCGATCAGCACAAACGCTGTAGCAGCAAGTGCAGCTGCTCTTACAAAAGCAATGATTCAGGAACTACTCAGGGAGATGGCAACAAATGGGGCTGTGTTTAATAATATGGCGTTATTGTGTAACGCGTATCAGAAGCAGGCTCTTACCGATCTTTACGGGTATGCTCCGGAAGATAGGAACATAGGCGGCGTGGCTGTGAAGCAGATTGAAACTGATTTTTGTATGCTCGCACCTATGTGGGCTCCTTATATGCCTACAGACGAGATCTACATCGTTGAAATGTCTGTATGTGCTCCGGTATTCTGCCCGTACGAAGGACAGATTATAGCCAATATTCCTACGGCCATAACTGCAGCGAAAAAAGGCGGATTTATGTACTCACAGATTGGTCTTGACTACGGTCCTGAAGAGTACCACGGTAAAATTACAGGGCTCGCAGACGGCACCTAATACACAAGATAAGAACACATAAAGCACTAAAAATAATAACCATAGGAACTAACGCCCTGTCTTACGACGGGGCTACTATGAAAGGATGATAAAAATGGCATACGATTTTAATCAAATAAGAAACCCGCTTTTAAAAGCGATATTCGAAGCAATATTTAACGCCACCTCCGGACACGACCACGACGGTACAAACTCAAAACTTGTCTCCGCAGGAGCTCCTGCAGCCGGGGCATTATCAGCAGACGCAGCAGGAAGAGCGATGATGGCGGATGATTATTTTAATGCGGCTACAGTACTTGCGAAATTTGATGCAGACAGCTTTGACAACGCCCAGCTCATACTCGCGGTAAAGGATGGGGCTTTTAATGCTGATGCAGCAACCAGGGCTTTGTTTGATGACGGGATATGGCCTTTGGCTAAACTTGCGACTACAGCGAAAACTAAAGTACTGACTTATCAGGTCGAGGATTTAGGAGCGGGTGCGGATATAGCGGATAGAGTTATATTTGCCGCGCCCTCCGGTCTTGATGTCACACTAGTATCGGCGAGTATAATTCCCCAGGGAAATGCTGCAGGTGTAGATGATTCAAACACGAGCGTTATAAAGCTCTCAGACGGAACAAACACAATTGTAGAGGCTACGTATGATGCTGATCCGGGTTTCCCTGCAGCAGCAGCCGTAACGAGCCTTGGGACTTTAGATGTGACATATAAAGTGTTATCTGCGGGCGAAAAACTATATCTCAGTGTGACAAACGGGGCTACAGCAAACCCGCCCGCGTTTATGCTTCAGGTAGTGTATACTGTAGCAGACGCAGCTTAAGAAGCAGGAGGTTAGGTCAATGAGATTTTTCGGTAAAGGCGTCGTTTGGGATAGTGAAAAAAATAAAAGACTATGCAAATTTTTAAATGGGTCTTTTAAAACCGAAGATGAGAGGATCATTAAAAAACTCATAGACCTCGGGTATGAGTACGAAGGGCTTATTGAGCTTCCTGTTGATTTAGAAGCACTATCAATTGACGAGCTTAAAAACAAGGCTGATGAACTTAAAATCACTTACCCTCATAACATTGGCAGAGATAAGCTCATACGAAAGATAAAAGAGGTACCGGTATGATAGGACAAATTATGCGGGAGATAAATCAATATTGGGCGAAGACTTATGAAAACATAAGTCTTGCTTTCAATTCTTCCGGTAAGACAATTACCGGGGTATTTGGCGAAACTTATCTTGCTGGGCAATACATCCTGATCCAACACTCTGTACTTAATGACGGGGTGTTTACACTTGTTTCAGTAGAGGATGAGCTTGATGAAGACGACGAACCGACCGGAAACACTGTAATAACGGTATCTGAAACCGTCAGGACGGAAACTAATACGGTAAATATATTTGGCCTTGCGCCTCCTCGTGACTTCATAGACCTTGTGACTGAGATAATAGCTTTTACAAGTAAAGACGGGGTTACCTCTGAAAGTATTGATGATTACTCTGTCTCATTCGAGGGCGACGGCAGTTGGAAGACTGCTTTCAGGAAAAGGCTCAATAACTATCGTAGGATGCATAGCGACTTAGGAGGGTTATTGTATGCCAATAACAGATTATTACAGTACTATAACGGTATTGAGTAAGACGACCACGGCTGACAACCGCGGAGGAAAGACTTATGTATGGGCAAGTTCAGGGACTTTTTCCGGACTTATCAACCAGGCGGACAGCAAAGAGATTGAAGCCGCAGCTAAGCTGGGGATTGAAGCCTCGCATAAATTATACTGTCCTGTAAGTGTCAGTATAAGCAATAAGAATCTTTTGAAAGTTGGGACTAGGTATTACCGCATAGTATCGGATCCTAAAAACACAGTCGGCCGGAGTCACCACTATAAAATATTCCTAAGAGAGACATCTCTCGATCCGGAGGGTTAATGTGTCTAAAAATTATGAAAGCCGCATACCGGAAGTTAAGAATCTTTTAAGTCAGAAAGAGGAAGACGCACTTTGGCTTATCGGCGAATTACTTGAAGGAGCTGCGAAGCTTCTCGCTCCTGTAGGGCTCTCAGGTGAACTAAGAAATAAGATAAGTCACAGAGTATACGCAAGGGGCGAAGAGGCAGGCGTGGCTGTAGGTACTGACATAGAGTACGGGATATACGTTGAAAAAGGCACCGGTATATATGCGGTGGACGGTAATGGCAGAAAAACCCCCTGGATATATTACGACCCCCTGTCGGGTGAGTATCACTGGACACAAGGCATGAAGCCGCAGCCTTTTCTCGAACCGGCGGCGATGAAAAATCTTGAGCAGATAAAAAAAATAGTTGAAAAGGTGCTGAAAGAACTTGACAACAATTAGCGTGAAAACAGCTATATACAGTCTTATAAGTGCAGTGGGTAATACTTGGGAAGTCGGCAGAGTAGAAAAGGACGCCGCGTTCCCGTATGCTACATATGCTCTTGGTAACAGTATCGAGGGCAACCATGATGATATAAGATGTATCATGTATCCGCTTGAGATTGATGTCCTTGACCATGACAGGGAGAAGAGCACTACAAGAATTGAGGGCTTTGCTGACAGCATAGACGCGAC